TATAGAAGTCTCGGACTAACTGTGTTGGTGGCGTTTCTTGGTAGTCAATATGCTGCCAGCCCTCCCATTTGGGGTGCATCTTGCGAGCAATACCCGCATAAGTCTGACCGCCTCGGTCGCCTTGGACTTCGTGAAGGACGTAACCTCCCTCGTCCTCCATCATCTTGTCGTAAGCAGATTCAAAGTTAGCCAACGGCTTGACCCCTAAAGTACGCTGTCCCATCGATAACTTCGACGAGTTCAGGAGGCAAGAGTAAACCATCCCTGAAACACAAGACAGCAAAGCCTTGACACCAAGGAACAGGGTTGTCCTCGATGTAAGAAAACTGACCACCATCAGGATTTGCAAGCATCCCTGTAGATACACCGTATCTACGTCCTCGATAGTCGCCCCATCCTTTGACTTCCAAAAGATGGGTATGCCCTGAGACCGTAGAGATACCTGCTTTCAAGGTATTGTTGTAGCCAGAGTGGATACCTGAATGTTGGAGTCTATGCTTAATCATGCAGATGTCATTGACCATCACCGACCAACTAACAGACCACTCAGGTATATGATCTTTGAGCGTCGTGCCTTGGATGCCTTTGAACTCAGGGACAGATCCAGCTAATTTTTTGTCAAACCGTATGTCATGGTTACCTGTGGTTCGATGTAAGAAAGTTCCTAGACCTTTGCAAGCCTTGACGATCTGATCCATGTGCCACTGAACCGCTTCGAGTTCATCTCGTAAACTTGTGACTGGCTCCCAATCCATAGGGCCGTACTTGGAGATAGTTCCGCCATCGAGAATATCTCCGTTTGCGATAATCGCTTTTGGCTTTAGGGTCTTGATAACTTTAAGCAGGGCATTGAACCCCGCAGATGGCTCACCAGGCATAAAGTGAGCGTCAGAGAATACGATCACATAGCCTTCAGTTTCTAGTGTCGCTCGTCTACGATTTTCGGGTAAGGTAAAACGAGCGTCCTTTGTGGGCAGAAGGATGTTGTATTTCTTCTCGATTGCCCTTCGTCGCTCGTACACATTGCGAAGGGTAAGACCGATACGGTCTGAAATCTTAGTTGGGCTACCTAGTTCTTTCCAGACTGCGATGAACTCTTCATCTTCCGACTTTTTTCTCACGCCAAGCTCCGCGCTCTATGCTCTGGATCATCTTGCGCGGAATCACCAAAGACTGAGCAATTGCGTCGTCAGTCAATGACTGACAAATTTTCACGCCCTGCTTGGTCTCTGCTAACAAGAATCCTATCGAGACAACAAGCGGAACCTGAAAGTCCTTGGCTTTCTCTGGGCTATCACCCCAACCCAAAGTGTCGTGGCAGGCATCTTCCCAAACTACTTTAACTATTGGAAGATTGTGCTTCATTCTTCTTATCTTTTATGGCATGGAACCATTTCCAGACAAGCCAGCCGGACTGTAACACAATGTAGAGCAAGGTAGCAACTGCCACCCATTCATTCAGAGTCAGACCACCAACAGTCACAGCCGTTGTAATAGCTACAGGAGGAGTTGCTTTTGCAACCTCTACCAGTACGTCTGACTTCTGTTCAGGTGTCATCTCTCAATCCAACTTACAGTATCTTCATCCCATGAGTACATTTTACCGTCAGTTGGCATCGCTATGGGAGCCTCCCACTGCGCGGCTGCGTTGAGAATCCAGCTAGCAAAGGGCTTAGGCGGAACAAACGCGTCAATGTCTGCTCTGTAGGTATAACCTATCCCTGCGTAGTTTTTCCTGATGTTGCCGTTGTAGCTGGTCTGCTTCCATACACCACCCAGAATTTTCTCTAGGTGTGCGGCACCGATATGCTCTTTCTCAACACCGGAAGCATCAGAGGTGTCTTTGTTATCCACTACGACAACTTGTTGCACCACACCATTTTCATCAATACGGGCAAAGTGAGCCATCTACGCCTCCAGCTTTAATCCGGTTAAGTCCATTTCTTCCCCGACAACACCGACGGGGAAGGTATTAAACGATAGTGAGATTCTTGTGTCATCGCCTTTGACTTCTGGAACCATATGCGTGAGCGACGAAGGAAAGAGAATCAAGCGACCTGCGTAAGCCTCAAACCACCACGATTCACTGTTGTACGGGTTCCACTGGTCAGGAGGGAATTTGATCTGCTGCCAGCCATCTTTGTAGAAATAAATCCGGTCATCAGGGTTGGTCTGCACATAGAACACACCTGAGATGTAGCTATTAGGATGCGCGTGTTTGTGGTGGTACTGACCCTGTTCCGAGTAGTTACACCAGCTTTGCGTGATGCGTAGACTTACGTTGTGCTTGGGATTGACTGTGCTTTTGAAGTAATCCGATACCGCATCTTCAATGAACGAACGCAGAGACGTTAGCGCAGGATCACGCAGCACAAAGTTGTTCGTGCTTGTGGTGTTACCCATGTTGGGCCGTGTCTGAAGCTCACGGATGAAGAACAACTCCTCATCTGACAAGGGGCGACCTAGTTCAGCAAAGCCAACAGGGATGGGGAAAAGATTATGCAACTGCACGCTCGAACTCCTCTTTGGCTATGCCCATTTCTTTGAGTTGCTCGTCGGTGTATATCGTAGGGATGCTGTCCTCAAACTCTCTGATCTTGTCAATAACCCAATACACTTCTTCGATACTTGGGCATGGTCTAGGATCATCCCACCTTGTAAAGACGTTGTTACTGATTTCCCATTTAGCACCTGGGCGAAGCAAGTGCATGGCTGTATCGATTCCAAGAAACTTGTAAACTTTTGTAGTCATGTTATTGATTGATTTTAATAATTACGATACCTGAGCCGCCTTTACCACCGGCTGAACCAGAAACAGGTGAACCGGTATACGCACCTCCCCCACCACCACCGCCCGTGTAATCAGTACCAGCAGTCCCAGCCACACTCCCGCTATTTGATCCAGAGCCACCACCGCCAGAACCTCCAGGGCCAGCAGTTCCTGGTGTAGAGGGATTGCCTGTGCCACCGCCACCGCCTCCGGCATAAGTAACGGACGAACCTGTAATGCTATTTGCCGTTCCAGCTCCACCTGCTCCGCCCGCTGTGCTTGTTCCAGATGATCCAGCAGAAGTCGCTCCGCCGCCACCACCGCCACCATAGTTAGGCGCACTTACTGTTCCAGCCCCTCCATTTGTACCTTGCGCTGTAGGTGTGCTTGGTGTATTTCCATTCCCTCCAGCCCCGCTAGCAGACCCACCGCCTCCACTGCCTCCATTCGCCCCTCCATAAGGAGCAGACCCAGAACCACCGCCACCACCGCCAGATGAAATAATCCCAGGCGTTGCAAATGGCGAAGGAGACGATCCACCAACAATAGAAGATAAAGAGCCAGCACTTCCTTGCCCACCGCTACCAGGGCCACCATTTCCTCCGCCGCCGACAGTAATAGTTAACGTGGCTCCAACACTCACTGTTTGTGATGACCCAATCCTAAAACCACCTGCACCACCGCCGCCTGTTCCGTATCCACCAGCAGTTCCGGCTCCGCCGCCACCTGCCCCGCCAGCAACGCACAAATAATCAATACTCGTCACACCAGTAGGAACTGTCCATTGTGTAGTACCTTTAAAGGTGAATACTGATTGAGATGCGACTGTGTACTTCAGGATAACAATGCCGGAGCCGCCTGATCCTGATGCGTTGTTACTTCTTCCTGCACCACCACCGCCACCTGTGTTAGCAGTTCCGCTACCAGAAGCCCCGCCGCTTGAACCAGCACCACCACCGCCAGTTCCTCCAGTACCACCAGCCGCTGATGCTTCAGTCCCACCACCACCACCAGCATAAGTTACAGATGAACCAGAAATAGACGATGCGCTTCCGTTACCTCCGTTTTTACCACTTCCTGTCGCGCTAGCACCACCACCACCACCGCCAACGGTTAGAGTACCGGCAGCACCGTTACTGCCTTGCGCAGGACTTGTGCTTGGTGTATTGCCATTACCTCCAGCTACTGGGGCGGCAGAGCCAGCGGAACCACCGCCACCTGATCCACCGTCGCCACCGGCATTGTTTTGATAATAGCCGCCACCGCCGCCGCCAGCAGACGTTATAGAGGAAAATGTTGAATTATTTCCTGCAACACGGTTGGCAGTTAATGCACCCGTACCACCTGCTCCAACTGTGACCGTGTAGTCAGTCCCTGCGGTAACAGACAATCCTGTGCCTGTTCTATATCCACCAGCGCCACCGCCACCATTGCCAGCATTAGTAGCTCCGTCAGAACCT